AAAAAACTGTCCGGTTTCCCCTAAAACCGGACACCCCTGGCGGCCTACATTGGCCGCCAGCATGAGCGTCCTCTCGATCCTCTCCGCCCCCTGGGCGATCCTCCCGGCCAAGCTGCAGGAGATCGCCGGCGTCTATGCCGCGCACGTGCGCGGCGAGCGGGTCGACCTGGCCGCGCTCGAGGCGCGCCTCGGCCGTCCGCTCAACAACACCCGCACCCCGTACACGGTCGACGCCAACGGCACGGCGCTGGTGCAGATGAGCGGCGTGCTGGCCAAGAAGGCCAACATGATGACCGACATCAGCGGCGGCACCTCGATGCAGGTGCTGGCCGCCGACCTCGAGGCCGCCGCCGCCGACCCGACGGTGAAGGCCATCGTGCTGGCGGTCGATTCGCCCGGCGGCACGGTGGACGGCACGCAGGCGCTGGCCGCCACGGTGGCGCGCGTCGCCGCGCAGAAGCCGTTGCTCGCCTGGGCCGATGGCGTGATGGCCTCGGCCGCGTACTGGATCGGCAGCGCCGCCTCGGAGATCGTCGTCAGCGGCGAGACCACGCAGGTGGGCTCGATCGGCGTGGTGGCGCGGCACACCGACCTCTCCGGCGCGCAGGCGAAAGAGGGCATCAAGACCACCGAAATCACCGCCGGCAAGTACAAGCGCATCGCCAGCGAATACGCGCCGCTCTCCAAGGAGGGCCGCGCCAGCATCCAGGAGCAGGTCGACGCGCTGTACGCGATCTTCGTCGACGCGGTGGCGCGCCATCGTGGCGTCTCCACCGAGACCGTGCTCTCCGACATGGCCGACGGCCGCGTGTTCCTCGGCGCCGAGGCCGTCTCGCGCGGCCTGGTGGACCGCATGGCCAGCCTCTCCGACACCCTGGCCCGCGTGGGCGCCGGCGACTGGCCAGCCGCGCGCGGCGCCGCCCGAAATTCTCTCGCCGCCAGCAGCCCCGCCACCGCCACGCCGGCGGTGGCGGCGGGCGGAGCACCCCTTGCCTCCCAGGCAAAAGACGGCGACTCCGGCGCCGTCCGCAGGCAGCCCCCGACGGATTCCCCCCCGTCGGGGGCTCAGCCGGCGTCCGCATCCCCATCCCTTGAAGGAGCCACGAGCATGGATCTCGCCACCCTGAACAAAGACCACCCCGAGCTGGCCGCCGCGCTGCGGGCCGAAGGCGCCGCTGCCGAGCGCGAGCGCATTGCCGCCGTGCGCGCGCAGTCGTTGCCGGGGCATGAAGACCTGATCGAGCAGCTCGCCGCCGACGGCAAGACCACCGGTCCCGAGGCCGCCGTCGCCGTGCTCAACGCCGAGCGCAAGGCCAACGGCGCGCGCGTGCTCGAGATCCGCAACGGTCGCGCCACCGCGCAGCCCGCCGCCGCCGCCGAATCGGTCGATGCCGCCGCGCGCGCCGCCGCCAAGCCTGCGCCCGAAGAGGAAGCCGAGGCCAACCTGCCGCTGGAGCAGCGCTGCGAAGCGAAGTGGGGCCGCGATCCGGCCCTGCGCGCCGAGTTCGCCGACAGCTTCGAAGCCTACCTCGCCTTCGAGCGCGCCAACAGCGCCGGCCAGGTGCGCGTGCTCAAGAACCGCGTCGCCGCCTGATCCGTCCCGCCAACCGCATCCGCCTGCAAAGGACCTGAACCATGACCACTCTCGCCGCCAGCAAGCCCCGCGCATTCGAAATTGGCGACCGCAATCACTTCCCGGTGATCGCCAGCGACATCATCTACCAGGGCGCGGCCGTCGGCCTGGTGCCCTCCACCGGCCACGCCCGGCCGCTCGCCGCTGGCGACCAGTTCGTCGGCTTCGCGGTCACCGATGCGGACAACTCCGCCGGCGCCGCCGCGGCCATCAACGTCGAGGTCGCCACCGAGGGCGAAGTGCAGCTCGCGGTGTCCGGCGCGGTCATCACCGACGTCGGCAGCCCGGTCTACGCCACCGACGACGACACCTTCGTGTTCTCGCCGGTCTCGGGCGTGTTCATCGGCTTCGTCAAGCGCTTCGTCAGCTCCGGCATCGTCGTGGTCTCCTTCGACGTGCTCGAGCTGCGCGACCCCTACGCCAACCGCACGGTGCGCGCCACCATCAGCGCCAACACCACGCTGGACGCCACCCACACCGGCAAGCTGCTGTGGGTCGACACCGATGCCGTCACCATCACCCTGCCGGCGATCGCCACGGGGCTGGATGGCGTGATGATCGTCAACGGCGGCAGCTTCGGCACGGTGGCGGTGAACATCAGCCCCAACGCGTCCGACATGATCCTCGGCCCCGACATCACCGGCGCCGACAACAAGGACCTGATCAACACCAAGGCCACCGCCAAGCGCGGCGACTTCGTGGCGCTGGGCGGCAACGACGCCGACGGCTACGCCGTGCAGGCGATGTCCGGCACCTGGGCCCGCGAGGCCTGATCGCCGCGCCTGATCCAGCCCGCAGCGGACACCCCACAGACCACCAGCAAAGGACACCACCATGTCTCTCACCGCTCTCTCCAGCCGCGCCATCATCGGCATGTACTACGCGCGGCTCAATGCCAACCCCGGCGCGGCCTGGGTGGGCGGCATCAGCAACTACTTCACCAGCGACCAGCCGATCGAGTACTACAAGTGGCTCGGCCAGTCGCCGGCGATGCGCGAGTGGGTCGGCGGTCGCAGCGCCAAGGGCCTGCGCGACAACGGCATCAGCATCGAGAACAAGCACTACGAGGCCACCCTCGAAGTGCTGATGCGCGAGCTGCGCCGCGACAAGACCGGCCAGATCCAGACCCGCATCAACGAGATGGCCGACCGCACCAACGCGCACTGGGCCAGCCTGCTCTCCACGCTGATCCTCAACGGCACCACCACGACCTGCTACGACGGGCAATATTACTTCGACACCGACCACACCGAGGGCGACAACTCGACCAACCAGTCGAACAAGCTCTCCATCACGCTGTCTGGCCTGCCCACCAGCGTGCACGGCTCCACCACCGACCCCGGCGTGGAGGAAATGCAGCAGTGCATCCTGCGCGCCGTGCAGGCCATCCTCGGCTTCAAGGACGACCAGAACGAGCCCATGAACGAGGACGCGCGCAGCTTCCTCATCATGACGCCGACCAGCCTGTGGGCCAAGGCCAACGCGGCCGTGAACAACTCGGTGCTCACCAGCAACGCCGTCAACCTCATCCCCAACCTGCGCGACATGAACTTCCAGGTGGTGATGAACCCGCGGCTCAACACCTGGACCGACAAGTTCACCGTGTTCCGCACCGACGGCAGCGTCAAGCCCCTGATCCGCCAGGAAGAGACGGCGGTGCTGATGAAGGCCAAGGCCGAGGGCTCGGAATACGAGTTCGACAACGACGCCTGGCAGTTCGGCGTCGACACCTGGCGCAACGTCGGCTACGGCTACTGGCAACAGGCCTGCCTGGTCGACATGGACTGATCGGCTGCCGGGCAGGGCGGGGCGCCACGCTCCGCCCGCCCGGCGCCCGCAGTCGCCCACCCCACCGGACCCTCTCATGCGCACCCTCAAAGTCATCGCCCCGCTCACCCTCACCGCCGGCCTCATCGGCCTCTCGCCCATGCAGGCGGAGGCGCGTGCCCACCTGATCCGCGCCACCAAGAAGCGCGGCGTGTACGAGATCGTCGGCGCCTGCCCCTTCAAGGTGGGCGAAACCATCGACCTGCCCGAGTCGATGGAGAAGGGCGCCGCCGCCTGCCTCGCCGAGCCCGGCAGCACGCGCAGCCTGGCTGAGGTCGAGCGCGCCCGCCAACTCGACGCCGCGCAGTCCGCCGCCGCGCAGTCCGCCGCCGCCATCGCGCGCGTCGAGGCGCAGGCCGCCGCCGACGCGGTGCGCGCCGAGTTCGCCGGCAAGGTCGCCGCGCTCAAGGCCGCGCTGCAGGAAAGCGAAGAGGCCGGCGCCAACGCTGCCGACGCGGTGCGCGCCGAGTTCGCCGGCAAGGTCGCCGCGCTCAAGGCCGCGCTGCAGGAAAGCGAAGAGGCCGGCGCCAACGCTGCCGACGCCGAGGCCGCGCTGCAGCAGGTCGGCACCACGACCGTCAGCGACGACCCCGCCATGCAGCGCGCCCAGGCCGCCTTCGATGCCGCCGTCACCGCGCACCAGGCCGCCATCGACCGCCTGCGCGACCTGATCCGCGCCCTGTAGACGTCTGCACATGGCCTGGGACTCCGACGACCTCGCCGTGTTCTTCGATGCCGACATGCCGGCCACGAAGACGGCCACCATCGGCGCGGCATCGGTCAGCGGCGCGTTCCGCCGCGACTACGCCGAGGCGCTGGCGGGCCTCGTGTCCGGCGCGGCGCCGACGTTTCGCGCGGCCACGGCTGACCTGGTCGGCGTGTCGCGCGGCGACGTGATCGAGATCGACGCGACCTCCTACACCGTCGCCGAGGTGCAGGCCTCCGACCTCGACCAGACCGTCCTGGTGCTGACCGAATGAGCCACGCCCGCCAGCAGATCCGCGAAGCGGTCGCCGCGTTGCTGACCGGCCTTGCCACGTCCGGCCCGCGCGTCTACCAGGAACGCACCCGCCCGCTGGATGCGGCCGACCTGCCCGGCCTGGTCATCACCACCGATGAAGAGCGCATCAACGACGAGACGGTCGCCTTCCCGCCGACGCAGATGCGCGAGCTCACCGTCACCGTCACCGCGGTGGCGCGCGCCACCTCGGCGCTGGACGATACCCTCGACACCATGGTCGCCGAGGTCGAGGCCGCGCTCTACGCCAGCGTGGCGGCCAATACGCTCAGCAGCAAGGTCAAGGCCATGGCGCTCGAGTCGATCGCCGTCGGGCTGGACGACAGCCTCGACAAGCCGGCTGGCCGCGCGGTCATGACCTGGCGCACCGTTTTCCACACCACCGCGGGCGTGCCCGCAACCTTCGTTTAGGGAGTCCGCCATGAAGTCTTTCCGCTATTTCGACGCACTGATCGCCCTGGCCGTGTGCCTGGCGATCGGTCTGGCCGTCATCCTGGGGCTTCCGGCGCTCGGCTTCGGCGAGCCGGCCGCGCCGTCGCGTGCGCTCGGATGGGCGGCGCTGGCGTTCCTGCCGCTCGGCATCACCACCAATGTCTGGTCCGGCGTGGCCATCGCCCTGCAGTCCGCGCTGGGCACGGCGCTCACGGTGAGCGGCATCACAAAAGCCAACCCGGGCGTGGTCAGCTACACCGGCACCGATCCGAGCAATGGCGACTACCACCTGCTCAACTCGGTGGGCATGTACCAGGTCGACGACCGCATCGTGCGCGTGGCGAACGTGAACGGCGCCGGCAACACCTACGAGATGGAATCGGTCGATTCGTCGGCGTTCGACACCTTCACCTCCGGCACGTCCACGCCCATCACCTTCGGCACCTCGCTGGCAGTGGTGGCCGGCGTCAACGTCAGCGGCGGCGACTTCGCGCAGATCGACGAGACGACCATCCACGACAACATCAACAAGTCGCGGCCCGGCAATGCCAGCCCGCTGATCCTCAACTTCGACTGCCTGTGGGACCCCTCCGACGCCGGCCTGGCCGCTCTCAAGGCCGCCTCCGACGTCAAGGCCAAGCGCGCGCTGCGCCTCACCTTCAGCAACAACTACAGGATCCTGCTCTACGGCTATGTCGGCTGCACGCTGTTCCCCACCGGCCAGGCGCAGGCCTCGGTGCGCACGCCGGTGACGTTCACCAGCTTCGGCAAGGTTCAGGCGTACACGTCCTGATGGGCACGATCACCCGCGACCAGGTCGTTGCGCCGGCCCTCCCATCGGTGGAGGTCGATGTGCCGGAGGCCGGCGGTACGGTGCGCGTCACCGGCCTGCTGCTGGATGCGCGCATGGCCATGCTGAACGAAGCGCGCGAGGCCGGCAACGACTTGGACTACGTTCCCATGGTGCTGGCGCGCACGGTGGTGCTCGACGATGGCGCGCCGCTCTACGACGTGGCGGGCTGGCGGGTATTTCAGGCCGCGCACGGAGCGCGCATCGCCGAGCTGTTCCAGGTAGCCATGCGCATGAACGGCATGGATCGCCAGGAGTCGCAAAAAAACTAGAGCGGCCCGATGTCCGCGTCGCGCTGATGATCGCGCGTTCATTGGGCCGCACGCTTGAGGAACTGGGCCGGACCATGAGCGCGCAGGAGTTTGGGTTGTGGGTCGAGGCGTATCGCGCGACGCCGTGGGCTGAGATCCAGCTGGCCGACGACAAGGCGCCCGCTGCGCCCACCGACGGCGCCGCCGCGCTTGCGTACATCAAGGCTGCGGGGTACTGATGGCGCAGAATCCGCCGCCGCTCCAGGTCATCATCGCCGCCCAGGACAACACCCGGGCAGCAATCGATAGCGCCAAGGCCAATTTTCAGAGCTTGCAAGGCTCGGCCAACAACCTGAAAGGCGTGCTGGCCGGGCTGGGTGGCGCGCTCGCCGGCCTGGCCGTGGTGCGGCAGTTCGAGGCCTTCGTCTCCGCCGCCGCGGCCATGGACGACCTGGCCGAGAAGACCGGCGCCAGCGTCGAAAACCTCTCCGCGCTGGCCGGCGTGGCCAAGATCTCCGGCGTCTCCATGGACGTCGTCGAGAACAGCCTGATCCGCCTGGCCAAGGGCCTGGCGGGGGCGGATGAGGAGAGCAAGGGAGCCGGCACCGCGCTGGCGGCACTCGGCCTCAAGGCCGAGGAGCTCAAGAAGCTCGACACCGCCGACGCGCTCAAGATCGTCGCCGACCGGCTGGCCGATTACAGGGACGGCGCGGGCAAGACGGCACTCGCCATCGACCTCCTGGGCAAGAGCGGCGCGCAGGCGCTGCCCTACCTCAAGGACCTGGCCGAGACGCAGAACCTGCAGGCGAAGCTCACGGCCGAGCAGGCCGCGCAAGCGGAGAACCTCGAGAAGAACCTCAAGCGGCTGTCGGCCTCGACGTCGGGCGCGTGGAAGGAGTTCTCGGCGGCAGTGCTGCCGACGGTCGACGAATTTGTCAAGCTGCTGCTGGGCGCTCAGATGCAGACCGGCGGCCTGCGCGACGAGATCAAGAAGCTCTCCGCCGACGGCACCATTCGCGACTGGGCGGAGACCGGCGCGCTGGGTGTGGCGTATCTGATCGACGCGTTCAAGAACGTGATCGGGTTGGTGCAGGTGGCGGGCGCCGCCACGGCCAACGCGTTCGTCGACGCGCAGATCGGCGCCGCCAAGATCCGCCAGCTTCTCGACCGGGGGCGCACGCCGTTTGTCTTCGAGAAGGAGCTGGAAGGCCTGCGCGCGCTCAAGCGCGAGTCGCAGGCGGGCGTGGATGAGGCGATCGGCAAGTTCCTCAACACGGAGCAGTTCACGACCAAGGTGCGCCAGCAGTTCGCGGCGCTGCGCCAGGCGGCGGTGCAAGCCGGGCCGGAGAAGGAGGCGCTGGACTACACCAGCCGTGTCGAGAAGGCCGGCGCCGCGGCCAAGGACGAACTGCGCAGCATCGAAACCTACGTCCAGGGCATCCGGGAGCAGCTCGTCGGCGCCACCGAGGGCGAGTTCGAGAAGATGCGCCAAAAGGCGGTCGACACGTTCTCGTCGGTGGATTTCAGCGGGCTTTCCAAGGCCGACCGTGACCGCTTGTCCGGCCTCTTTGCTCAAGTCACCGAAGACATCGACGCTCTGGAGGAGCGCGCCCGCAACATGCAGTGGGCGAAAGCGCTGGCCGAGGGGTTCAACCAGGCCGCCACCGCTGCCGACAAGGCCGACGAGGCGCTGGCGCGCTTCAACGAGGACATGAGCCGCCAGGCGCAGGACCTGCAGTTCGAGATCGACATGGTGGGCAAGCTCTCCAGCGAGCGCGCCAAGCTGGCCGCGATCCGCAAGATCGACCTTGACGCGCAGCGCGCGGCGGCGGCGGTGCCGGCCGACGCGGCCAACCGCGACGAGCGTCTGGCCGACATCGAGCAGACGGCCCGCAATGCCCGCGAGCGCGTGGGCGAGCTCTACGACACCCTGCGCGAGCGCGGCCGCGACTTCCGCACCGGCCTCACCTCGGCAGTGGCGGAATACGTGGACCGCATCACCAACGACGCCGACAACATCCGCAACGCGTTCAACCGCACCTTCCAGAGCATGGAGGACGCGCTGGTCAAGTTCGTCACCACCGGCAAGCTGGACATCAAGAGCTTCGTCGACACAGTGGCGGCCGAGTTTGCGCGCATCCAGATCCGAAACAATTTCACCGGTCCTCTGGCGCAGGCACTGAGCGGATCCGGTGGCGGCGGTCTGCTTGGGGGCCTGCTGGGCTGGATCACCAACAAGGGCGGCACGGCCGGACAGGGCTGGACCGGCAGCGGCGACATGGACCTGCCCAGCTTCGCCGTCGGCACCGACTACGTGCCGCGCGACATGATCGCGCGCATTCACCAGGGCGAGCGCATCGTGCCGGC